ATATAGTTAATCCAGTACTTACGCCCCAAAAACTACCCCCCCAGTGATATTGATATTCATTACTATTTTTAAATCCAAGAATATTAGTACCACCTACTCCATATCTAAAACCAAGTAGTGCAGCCCAACTATTCTGGGATGCATTATGTGGTCTGTGCCAAACTATCCAAGTACAATCAGTTGTATTTGAAACACTAAAAGATCGAGTTGCCCAATCATTAGATCCATCTAAATTAAAATGTTTTGGACTAGAAGATACAAAATTCATTCCATTTTGTAAAGTCCAATCATTATTATTAGAAGTTAAATCATACCATGTTGTACCACTTCCCCCATAAGAAGATGAATCGTCAGCTCTCAAACTCATGTATAAATTACTTGTTGGAAACGTACTATATGGGATAGATGCACTAATGGCATTATTACCAAGATTTCCAGCATTAACTGATGCACTTGTAGCAACTGATATACTTACTGTACTGTTAGTACTAGTTGGAGTAATAACGAGAGTATAAACTTTTTTACTAACTGCTGTAAAAGTACCTTTGGATCCTCCCGACACTGTTACATCATTAGTATCGAATAAACCAACATTTTGATCAAAAGTAAATGTTGCAGTGAATGCACTTCCTTGATGTGAAGATGGAGTAACAGATAATGTAGATGCAGATGGAGAAACACCTCCGGTACAATTAGCATAATTAGTGGTTACATTAGATGCACTTAGTGCAGAACTATACATTCTAACAACTCTCAGTTCACCATCAGCCCAAAGTCCCCAACTACCATTGCCTGGATCTAGTGCCATAAGACGTAGTGGGGCAGTATTATCTCCAAAATCTTTTCCAGTACCACTAGTATAAACTAAACTTCCATCATAATACATTCTACATATATCTCCATCATAAGTGTAAACAAAATGATGATAAGCCCCCTCAAAATTAGCTGCAGAAGTTTCAATTACATGGCTTTCATCTGCATTTGCTCCCGCCGAACCTGAGAACTTCATTTCTATACCACTACTAGTCTCATCAACTCCACATTGAAAATGAGTATTACTTGGTGAAGTCTTAGAAATAAAACATCTAAGAGAAGCATTATGAGAAGTTGGACTCATATCATGAATTTTAGCATAACATTCAAATGAGAAAGGATCATGATCCTCGGGTATCCAGGATGCATCAGAAAGTTGAGCATAGTCATTTGTTCCATCAAAAACAACTTCTGTAGATGTTCCGGTAGGACCGTTGACTAATGTAAAATCACGGTTATTTGATGTAGTATCATACCAAGTAGTAGCACCATTTCCAGAATAAGAACTACTCTCTCTAGCATCCAATTCAAATAATAAATTACTAGTTACAGCGTTAGTAGAAGCTGGTGCATAAAAATCTGCTAAGTCAATAGTACCTGACGCTGGTGCTTGTGCCTCACCATAAAATTCATCCAAAGAAGTTGGAGCAGTATCATCATACTCCAACTGAAGGTTCAATAAACTAATTGGGTTTCCAGACTGTGGTAATACCATTGTAAAATATTACTTATCATAAGTATTTAGAACTCCCCCGGCAGGATTCGAACCTGCGACCAATCGATTAACAGTCGATGGCTCTACCGCTGAGCTACAGAGGAATAAGGCGACTCAGGTAGGACTCGAACCTACGACCGACTGCTTAGAAGGCAGTTGCTCTATCCAACTGAGCTACTGAGTCAAGAAAAGGGGATTACCCCAGAGTGAACTTTTTAGTATAGTCCCAAGCATAAGTTTCCCTATACCCTTTGATTCCCCATCCTAACCAGAGATAAGCAGGTCTCATGTAATAGGAAACCGTTTGTCCATGACCTTCAAATTGAGGTAGGACATCTTGAAATTGCTTTTCGTTAATCATATAACGAACTTGACAATCAAGAGAACTGGCATCACAAGAATATTTCTTTGCAAATTTACCCAGTCCATTATATCGAGAAAGAGTAGTCCATTGAATCAAACCATATCCTCCACGATGGCAATCATTGTAAGGCACACGAGCACCACCTTCGCAGATATTTGAAACAAATCGACTCTCTTGTTGAATGTTACCCATGATCGTTGCAAGAGCATTACGATCAGAAATCTTTGTTTTTTCTTGAAGAAGTTTTAAAACAAACTTCTCTTCTGGTGTACATTCGGGACATTTCCATGTCTTCACCACTGGTGCTTCTGGTGCAGCAACAGCAGGTGGAATGGGAAATAAAAAATCAAGTATCATAAAGAAGACTTGCTTTCGACACCATCTATTATACTACCTCTATGAGCAGGTGTCAAGGGCAAATTCAAAACCAATAAAATGAATGTCCCAAACAGAAGTCCGATAAGAACCCCCGAAATTAGTCCTGAACGATCATGCTGTACCATTCTTCACTCATCCCATCAATAATGCTCTCAGCGCCTTCTCTGTCCCTTGTATACCCCTCTGAAATAAGGTGTTCAACTACTCTCTCGTAGTATTCAGTCGCTTCTCTGAGTTCTCTAGGTGTTGGTTTCATTTCTATACAAAAGGTTGTGTTTTATTTATTCTGATACTACTGATGCACCATTAAACGCACCATTGCTACCGTCATCATTAATGATTAAGGTATTAGCCTCAGACTCATTCTCAATAATCAATCTATTGTCATATTGATCAGACCATCTGAGATTTCCAACATAATAAACAGTCATTTCTGGGACAAGTCTACTCTGCTTTTTAATATGATATGGCATGGTTTTTTAAATATTTAGATTATCTTTCCACATAATGAAATAAAATATTCAGCATCAAGAACTACAAGTGGTTTCTTATGATTCTTTTTCATAACTACAATCGGTTCATAGTTTCCAGCATTTGCTTTTGCTTGATCATATGCATCCCATACATTGAGTCTTTCTACATTCTTACACTCAACACTATATGGAAACTTTTCCCTTGCTGCTCTCGCCATAACTACATCTTCACCTCCAGCACCCATAGAACACGATTTGATATCTTCTGGATGTATATCAAATGTCTCTATGAGTTGTTTCACAACCCATTGCTGTAGTCTACGGCCCTTTCCTTTGGCACTTTGTGTCTTCATCAAGTATTCATTAGCTCTATATACTAGTTATCTATGAACCCTGACAGAGTTATTGTACACAAAAAAAGAGGGTTTGTCAACCCTCCTCAACTGCAAGTTTGTATGCTTGGTATGCATCGTAATCACCAAAAAGGAATGCATCCGATTTGGCTGCCTCCCTGTAGGATTCTAAACATTTTTCTTTCCAGGTTTTATCATTGGGAATAGGTTCGGTACCATATTCCCATGTATCATAATCATCTTCGTTTCTGGGATCAGAGACTGAATCCTGCGAATGTGTCTTTTGTGACATCTTGCTTAATACCCCCAACAATATACGATTCAACCTCAGTCTCCTGAGGTGCTACTTGTAGTCCCTTAGAAGAGATCCAGTGCTCCGTCCATGGCAGTGGATTATTCTTCGCTGGTATATCGTATATAGGTTTGAGTCCAATCCCTTTCATTCTACGATTTGCAATCCACTCAACATACTGGTGCAGCAGTTTGTCATTCAGACCGATCATAGATCCATCTTTAAACAGATACTCTGCCCATGCTTTTTCTTCGTCAACTGTCTTACGGAACATCTCATAAGTGTTCTCTTGTTCTTCCTTGGCAATCTCCTGCATTTCAGGATCATCACCTTCCTTCCACTTGTTAATGATGTTCTGTGTCAGCACCAGGTGCTGGTTCTCATCACGAGCAATCAGAGAGATGATCTTGGCAGATCCCTCCATGAGTTTCAGTTCACCAAAGGCAAAAGAGCAAGCGAATGAAACGTAGAAGCGGATACCCTCAAGGATATTCACATTCATCACTGCACGATACAGTTTACGTTTCAGTTCCCTACGCTCTTCCAGCATGTTAGGAGAGTCTTTCCAGTCTCCAGTCCACATACCACTGGAACCCCAGCGCTGGGCAGCGTTGAGGAAGTCATCATATGCCTCTGTGACGCTCTTGGCACGCTCAATGATCTTCTCGTTATCCAGAATCTTATCAAAGACCTCAGAGGCATCTGGATAGACATTCTTGATGATGTAGGTATAGGAGCGACTATGGATCATCTCCATGAATCCCCAGACCTCCATACATGCCTCAAGTTCAGGGAGGGAGCAATAAGGCATGAATGCCATACCAGGACCACGACCCTGAACAGAATCTAAGAGGATTTGATACTTTAAATTAGAAGTGAAGATGTGCTTTTGCTCTGGACGCAATTGTGCATAATCTGCTCTATCTTTTTGAAGGGAGACCTCCTCGGGTCTCCAGAAATAACCTAATTGTTGTTGAGTTAGTTTGTCAAAAACTGGATATTTGTAAAGATCATATCTCTGAACTCCAAGAGGTTTTCCAAAAAACATTGGTTGTTTTTTTCTCTCAACCTTCTCTGCGTTGAAGACCGTCATGCCTTCCATATGATCTTTCTCCTTTGTAGTAAACTTGTATTCTTTCATTTTAAATCTTGCAACTTTCGCAATCTTCTTCCTCCGCTCCTTCTAATTCTCCTACAAGATTATCTAGCAAATTAGAATCTTCTGGGTTCTCATCAGACTTAAAGTCGTAGGTGTTCTGGTAGTAACTAGTCTTCCAACCGAACTTGTATGTACGCAGAAGATCCTGTGCCATTTCAGATACGGGAACCTCATTATCAGCATAGTTCATTGGATTGTAACTCCAGTTTCCACTGATGGCCTGATCAAAGAACTTTTGCATGACTGCAACCACATTGATGTACCCTGTATTATCAGGCATATCCCAAAGAAGAGTGTAATTATTTTTAAGGTACTGATAACCGGGGACAATCTGCTTAAGAGGTCCTTTCTTGGACTTTTTAATGGACAGATAACCTCTAGGTGGTTCGATTCCATTTGTTGCGTTTGACACAACGGAACTGCTCTCTGATGGCATCTGAGCAGACAATGTTGAGTTCCGTAATCCGTGGGTGGCGATAGATCCTCTAAGAGTTTCCCAATCATAATTATACTCTGGTTTTACAATTTCGTCTATATCTTTTTTGTACGTATCGATCGGAAGAATACCGTCAGCATATTTAGTGCGAGAGAAATAACCACAAGCACCCTTCTCTTCTGCAAGTTTATTAGATGACTTCAGAAGATAGTATTGGAATGCTTCAGTAAGTTTATGAACTGCATTCCATGCATCTTGTGAGTCATATTTGTGTCCGTTCTTTGCGAGGTAGTGTGCCAGACCAATATAACCGACTCCAAGAGATCTGCGATTCTTAGTTGCAATCTCTGCTGCGGTGATGGGATAATCCTGATAATCAATCAGTTCATCCAAACCACGAACTGCCAGATCACAGAGTTCCTCAAGTTCAGTCAGTTTGTTGACCTTACCAATGTTCACAGCGGAAAGAATACACAATGCAATCTCACCATCTCCATCAATATGCTGAAGGGGAACTGTGGGTAGAGTGATCTCCTGACACAGATTACTCATCTCTACCTTGTCCTTGAAGGACGAGTGAGAGTTGCAGTGGTCGATATTCATAATATACAAACGACCAGTCTCTGCTCTCTCCTTTAGCAGATTCAAGAACAATTCCTGTGCGGGAAGAGTCTTGCGCGGAATCGATCCATCAGATTCATAACCTGTATAGAGATCATCAAATGATTCAGTTCCAAAAGCATCATAAAGACCTGGAACATCGTGAGGTGAGAAGAGCGAGATGTCTTCTCCTTTGATGAATCTTTCATAGAAGAGTTTACTAATTTGGATGCTGTAATCCAGTTTTCGGACACGGTTATCTTCCGTCCCTTTATTGTTTTTAAGTACAAGGATATCCTCTATTTCTTGGTGCCAGATTGGGAAGTGGACAGTCGCTGAGCCACCTCGAATTCCATTTTGTGTACAACAGCGGACAGTTGATTCAAACTTTTTAAGGAATGGTACAACACCTGTGTGTTGAACTTCTCCGCCTCGGATCTTACTGTTGATGCCACGGATTCTGCCTGCGTTGATACCGATTCCCGCCCTTTGTGCAACATATCTGCCGATAGCCATATCGCTACTAAAGATGCTATCGAGGGAGTCATCAACATCAACAAGCACACAACTAGCAAATTGTCGAAGTGGGGTTCGCACTCCTGCCATGATGGGGGTTGGGATGTTGATCTTGTGTTTGGAGATTGCATTATAGTACCTATGTACATAGTCCATCCTACTATCTATCGGATACTTTGCAAAAATTGTTGCAGCAATTAACATATACATGTACTGAGGAGTTTCATATAACTCTCCAGAACTTCTATCCTGTACCAGATACTTGTCAACTACCTGACGTAATCCAGCATATGTGAACAGGAAATCACGATCATGGTCAATCCAAGAATCAATCTTGTCCCACTCTTCATCAGTATAGGACCCAGACAGTTCCTTGTCATAGATGCCCCTCTCGGCACCAATGACAAGGTGTTCTTGAATGTGAGGGAATCCCTGATTCCAATCGGCACCAAAGACCTGCTTATAGAGACCGAAAAGAAGCAGTCTAGCAGCGACAAACTGGTAGTTGGGGGAGTCCAGGTCAATCAAGTCAGAAGCAGACCTTACAAGAATCTCCTGAATCTCTGCGGTGGTGATGCCATCGTAGAACTGAATGCCTGATTGAATCTCTACCTGAGAAGCAGAGACACCCGCTAGACCTTCACAGGCGCTTTCAACCATAATATGAATTTTATCCAAATCAAGAGAAGCAGTTGTACCGTTTCTCTTAAGTACCTTTGTCCCGTTGGTCATACTCTTTTCCATCCGTTGAATTTTACTTTTGCGTTAAGACCGTGATATGTATTAGATTCTACCACTTTTTTTACTTTTAATCCAGAGAGAACCATATCATTTAGATCCTTCTGTTTTATTTCTGAGTTCCAGATAACTACTTTCTGTCCTCTATCGATGAGTTTTGATATTCTATCGACGATTTGTTTGTTGCGTGGTTCATTATCAAGAACCCAAATATAATCGCTCCAACCAAGCGTCCCAATATCAACGTCGGACCCACACATAGCAACAGCGTTTTCGATAAACGTGGAGTCGAAGGGTCCTTCAACAATGTAAATGGGTTTCGACACATCAACTTTATCCAGTCCATAAATTTTTGGTGATTCATCATTGAGCATCACGGTAATGTATCTAAGTTTGGACTTTGGATTGAGTGTCCTGCCCTGGAATCCGAAGATCCCATTTTTATCTTTAAGTGGAATAATGATCCTCGGCTCGTCATTCTCCTCACTCTCAAACATTTGTTTTTGAGTGTTAGTCCATTGTTTAAACCTTTCACAAAAATATAATTCCCGTAAATATTTGTCGGGTATTTTTCGATTTTGTAAGTATATCTTTGCCGGGTGAGAATTATTTAGTTCTGAGATTCTTGGCAGATCAAAGTCTTTCTTCTTAAAGTGTGGTTTGCTACTAGGTAACACTGGATCTGGTGTATTTGATGACCTACCAGTCAATCCTTCCTTGTAACGCTCCATAACATATTGGTCATAGAGCACCACATCCTGATCCCTCAAGAAGTTAGTAAAACTCTTGGATGCACCACAGTTATGACATTTGAAGTTATGATCGTTCTTATGCTTGTAGATGTATCCCCTAGTTCGGTTCTTGTTCTTCTGCGAGTCTCCGCAGTAGGGACATCTGAAAGTATAGAGACCTTCTTTCTTCTTACTAAACTTCTGCAACCGAACTGAAATCAGTCCGATATACTTACTGTCAATGAAACTCATTACGAAGGACTACTTTCCTCGTTCTATTATAACCTGCTGAGCGTTGGAAGTCAAGATGTTTGCCATCATCCTTTGACCTGGTATGCTCACCAAAAAGGATATGATCGTAAGAGCACCTGCGATACTCCACAACTTCTTTTCTAATAATCTAAGTCTTTCATCAATTTTCTTTATATCTCTTTCGCACCCATGTTTTATCATTTCTGCTTGTCTGTTTACTTCTCTGTGGACACTTTCCACTTTCTCGAAAAGCACAGCATCGATTCTATCTTGCTTATCTAACTTCTCATTATGAACAGCAAGTAACTGTCCCATCTTCACAGAGTTATCTTGTAGAGATTCTACAACTCTTTCCAATCTTTCTAAAATTGCAGAATTTACGTTATGATCTTCCATTTCCCTTTAAATTTTGAATCCACATTTTCCTAGATCCATATCTACCCACAGGCGTAGGTTTTCTCTTCTTTTTCCTTACGGGAGGTTCATCTGGTGGAAGTCCTGCAATAGAACCACCAGATGCAGTGTTTGCAATCTCTTCTTTGACAAGATCAATAATTTTTTTAAGTCTATAGTCCATCAAAGTTCCCTTAAGAGTTGCATACAATCATAATTTATTGGAATATTATGTATTTCTGACTTCGGATACTCTGGAAGTCTTTCAAGATATACAATAAAGGTTTTCAAAATGCTCCAGAGTTCCTTATCTATTCGGTAAAAAAGTAAAGGAGTTGTTGCCTCACCAAAGATATTATATAAGATTATAAAATGATTTAACAGGAGATGTATATTTAAATCTCCTGTATTATTATACTTGTTAAGTATTCTTTTAATCCACTTGAACCTCTTCATGTCATCATAAAAATCCTCTTGCGTCACTGCTTGAGGATTTTCATAATGTTTGATAGCGAACATTATGTAGTTCGATTCATTTAATTCATCAAATCGCATATTAAATCATTCAGTTATCATTCTGGAAATACTGCGTCATCAGACTGGTCGAGACCAGTAATGCCGATTGCAACTATAGTTTCAGACTTAACTCTGAGATTTCCATGCATATCAGTGTAAGTTGTAATGCCAACCCAGCCACCGTGAGAAACAGCATATGCGGTTGTTGCAGCAAGACCTACCTCAGTCTCATCCACACCATAAACAGTCAAGTTGGAAGTATCCATACTTTCATGGTGTGCAGCAAATTTTGGCTCGTCGGCAGCAGAGTCTCCTGATCCCCAAAGTGGTGCCATGTTTCTTTACCTTATAGTTTCTATAATGATATTTATAATTATTCAGTTTCTCTCGCTTTAATCGCGTTAGTGACAACTTCCAATAATTTGTCATCCATATCAGTCTTGGTCAATTTAACTGCCTTACTGAGAATGACTAAACAAATTTCAATGAGTTTTTCACCAAGTTCTTCGTTTTCTGGAATCTTGGCAATTGCATCAGAAATAATTTTTGATGCTAGTGGTAGTAAAAATGCTAACATGTCTTTAATATAATAACAATCGATTATATTTAGACAATCTCTTCCTTTTTCCTGGTATCAAGATATTTAATAATTTCTTCTCTCCATTCCATCAACTCGTCGTAGCATCCCTCATCGTACGCATAAAGTCGGAGTTCATGATCTGGTTTCAATACGCTTTCATAAAAAATATAAAAAGCATCCTTCCGTTTGACTTCTTTGCTGTCTTCCATGGGATTTCCTCTAGTGGGTCAATTTTAGCACAAGGCGATTATTTTTTCAAGTTCTTTTCCTTTTGTCTTTTGGCAATTCTTGCTCGGACATCATCCATAGCGCCTGTACCTGGTGTTGGTCTCAGATCGTTCTTGCGCTTAGCAAACGCTGGATGATCTAATGGAAGATCCCTAGTCAATTTAGTAGCAATATCTCTGGTCTTTATCCTTTCTTCTCTTTTCTTATCACTTTCTTCACCAATTGTATTGAGTTCACTTCTCCAATCAGATGGATTAAGTTTTTCAGGTTCAATCAAATTAGTTGTTTCTATTTCAAGGGGTTTGTAATCATCTTTCCAATTCATAGACTCTTTAATCTTTGGATTGATCTCAATCTTATTCTTACCCTTCATAATATTAATAACTTTATTGATTTTCTCATCTTGCATTTTTTGTACCTCGTGAATAAACTCTTCTCTTTGTTGAATTAGTTTTCTCCTATACTCTGGATCTAATCTAGCCCTTTGTCCTTTTGATCGAGGACCAGATTTCACTATTGCAGTGCTATCCCTCTTAACATTAGGACTGCTATTTCCACGATATGCAGGTGATCCTTTGCTACGAAGAGATTCTCTTGCTTTATCCAATGCAGTGCTTCCCTTGGCGCGAACTGCTAAAGCACCTCCTCTTTCTCTGGGCCCTTGCATTGCCTTTGGGCCCTGCATTGGGTTTGGACCCTGCGTTGGACCTGATTGATTAGCACCTTGCTTATATTTTGCAAACCTTTCTCTCTTTGCTTCTCCTGCTTTTTTAATTGATTTCGCCCTTTGTCTAATACCCGCTTCCCTTGCTTTTGCAACTCTATCCTTAGACTTTTCAAGTTTCCTCTGTCTCGAATATTCATCCTTTCTTCCTAATCTAGATCCAAGTTTTCTAACAATCCCAGATTCAACTTCATCCTTTCTGTTAAGTCTTGCAACTCGTGCTTGTGCTGGAAGCGCTGCTGCTTTCTTGACTGCTGCCTTACCAAGATTAACTGCTGACCTTGTAGTACCAACAGCAAGTTTTCCAACATTACCAAGCATTTTGGACATTGCTGTACCATCACCCATCTCCTTATCAATCTTTTCAAGATTTCTAGGAGCAACACTTTGGGCTCGTTTAATACTTTTTTCTACACCTTTCTGGCGCCTATCAGCAATTGCTTCGATTCTCTTTCTTTTAGCAGTCTCTATTGCGTCCTTTTTATTCTCTTTAGTTCTTTGTGCCTTTCTTTCTCTCTCTGCCTGAAGTTCCTTCAATCTTTCCCGATTGAGTTTAGTTCTTGCTTCTTTATCTGCTATTTCTCTGTTTTGACGCTCAGCACGTTGGGCACGTTGTTGTTTAAGTGTTTCTTCTGCATCCTGTTTGGACTTCTCTCTATCAGGATCCGCAACTTTTTCAGTCAGGCTTTTTTTTTACCGATCGCCTTGCCAATTGCTTTACGACGATTCTTCAGATATGAGTCTGTACTATCTACCTTTCCATCATTATTGACATCAGAATCTTCCTGACCTACGGGGTCAAGTTTCTTCTCTTTAAGATCCTGATTAAACTGCTTCCAAGACTTCATTATCGCCAAAATGTCGTTCCTATGTTTTATTTATACGCTTTCCCACCTTTAACAATATATCGCTTATTCAATCCTAAAGCACCAGGAGTCATCATGGCAACGTACTTAAACATTCCCTTTGTACCAACAAGTGTATTGGGATGCTTCTTATCACGCATCACTCTATCCATCTTAACTTCAGTATATTCTTTAATATCACGCAACCAAGACTTAAACATCAAACCATTCTCAGTTACACAGATAATATGATTAGTTCCACGACGAGTAATCTTACCAACCAAACCAGTATTAAGGTTCTCTACAACATCACCAATATTAAAAATTTCTCCCTTACGATATGATTCACGCAATGCTTCTTGATTAAACTTAGGAGCAATTTGCCACAATTCAAGATTTTCTTTGATATTCATTTGTTTACGCACTGCATTATACAGTTCACGCTTTTGCATTTGACCCAAAGTATTTGGAACTCCTCGTACAAATGCATTGTAATCTCCAGACGCTGCATGTGCTCTCAACTTAGATGCAGACATACCAGATACATCATCAGCATCAGGATCACGAGATCCCCCAGAAAGAACCATGATGTTTTCAAAGTTATACAACTCAGAACCATTATACTTTTGTGCAAGACTCTGAAATTCAGATAACCGATCCTGACCCACCATAATGGTCACATCTGTTATACCTTTATTATATGCAGAAGAAAGAACATCAAAAATAGTTTTAGAACCAGGATCATCCATGATCTGTTCATCATACTCAGGAAACATTTTTTTCATGTATCCAATCTTAGATCCTGCATCCAAAGGATTCTTCTTCTTGTCTTGAGTTCTACTTGGATAGATGGCAAGACCAAAACCTGTTCTTTTTGCTTCAGTTGCTGCTGCCTTTAATAGTTTCTGGTGGCCAACAGTTGGTGGGTTGAAACGTCCAAACACAACAACCATACCTTTTGGTTGCTTTTCTACCTTCTGTTGTTTGACTTCTGGTTTCGTTTGAGGTTTCTTAGGTTCTACTTTCTCTTCTTCTTTCTTCTTCTCAGTACGATCAAAGACCTTTAACTCTCCATCGACAGTCTTTGCAATCAATTCACCTTTACTATTATACCAATCTCCATGACCATTACCAGTCAATCCCATCTTCTTTGCTTGAGCAGAAGCAGAAGTTTCTACCGCCTCATCCACAAACTGTTTGAAATTTTTCATGATTACTGTGATAGGAAGTAACTTGTTACACCATTATACACTATTTATTCCACTGCTTTTGTGCAGTGAAATTAGCGTAAGAAAACTGTTTGCGGTTGACCAATTTGAAAGTGCCATGCTGGTTCGTCATGACGTAACCCTCGTGAGATGATTCATCACCACCAATATAGCATGAAACCTTCTCTGATGATTCGATTCCCTCCATCAAAAGTTCCTTGATGTAAGAGACCAATTTGTATGCATAAAATACAGCAGGATTCATCCTGACAGAAATTTCACGCTGGTCACGGATACAACGATTAATTTCTACTTTGAGTTCTGCTGCTCGTTTGTCAGAAGGGAATCTAGCAAAATTAATAATCGTACTCGCAATATTGCAAAGGTAATCAATCCTACGACGACGAGAAGTGATTTTAGCATCAGTATCCAAATACTTTACCTTCTTATCTATCGACCAGTGATCAAACTTTGAAGTAAAGTTTGCTTGCATCTCAGGCATTGTGTTGCCACTGTAACTCGTATGAACTGCAACTACAATAGAATGTTCAACCTTCTCGTCAAACTTGTAGGTGATTGTATTGGGAGTAAACGTGTCAGTTCCACCATAACCAATGAAGTCACCCTGCCAAACACCTGCACGGTCAGGAAGACACTCAAGACAAGTATGCAGAATCGCTGCTACTCGTGGCATGTGACCATGATTTTCTTCAATGTCATGGTGTGTGTAATTGATTTTGATCTTCTTCTTGTTGAATACTGATTTTGTTCCAACAAATCGTTGACCATTCTCTGGATTGTGACCAAAGACAATAGCAGGAGCACCGTCCCATTTGACGGAAACTTTGCTGTTTTGCTCTTTCAAAAACTCGATAACCTGTAGCGCAGACTTGCGACCCATCAAAACAGCGTCTTCTGGATGCTCAAGGTGTTTGTTTTTCATAGTAAAGTTTGGGAACGGAGAGAACAGGAATCGAACCTGCGAAGGTTTTACCCCCAGCCGCTTTCAAGGCGGTGTCCTCGACCAACCGGACTCTCTCCTCACTTACAAGCATATTATACCACGGAAGGTCTAAGGCGTCAACTCATGCTTTTACGCAACGGTTATAAGTTTTACCAAACAGTGTCTGAGTTCCTGCTTTCTTATAACCCTTCCAGCACTTTTTTCCGGCTTCATCCAGAATCTTTTGAACTAAAGGATCTCTACTCTCTGAGTAGTTACTACGTGCTTTTTCATCTGCCATCTTAGCAAAACGCTCATCCTCTTTCTGTGAAGAAATTGCGGAAACAATCGTTGCAGATTTTTTAGCAGTCTCTAACTTTTTCTTTCCTTTTGAAGAAAGAGATGTACGTGCTAAGTTTCCAGCACGACGATACATTTCATTCTCTTTCTTTTTATCAATGGGTTTGTAACCCTCTTCTGTATATTGTTCCATGGGAAGTTCGGGCCCTTTTACTTTTTTCTTTGCTACTTTTGCTTCATTCTCATTTGGAGACTTCATCATATTACGAATCTTCTGATTTTTTTGTGCTGCCTTGTGCTTCTTAGGATCAATCTCAAAAGACTCAGACTTATTACCCCAGTTGGCAGCACCAACTTTACGGCACTTCACCAGAGCACCAGAGGCATATGCAGAAGGCCACACAGAATAGCGTGACTTGACCTTATGGTAGCAAGCATCCTTTGTACCGCTACCTTTTCCTTTCTTGTCCTTTGCCATCAGTCATTCTCCTTCATGTGATCAGCTGCCTTATACAAAGGTTTGCCGTCCTTACCCTTCATACCTGCTTTATAATTTTTGTATGCCTGGGTGTTACCCTTCTTATCAGCATTGGTTACAGTGTATGCTTCATCAAGAAGTTGAAGTTGAGCAGCATGAATCTTGGAGACTGTTTCTTCAGAAAGTTTTGTCATCTTTTGAACTGCTTCGGTAAAGTCAGAAGCAATCTCCTCATCCAGAAGGTATGCAACTACAGTATCAAAGGAATCAAGTTCACCACCTTCCTCAGAAAGTTTCTTAGCAAGACCCATTAATGACTTACCTGCTTTCTTTTTAAGATTACGGGCACCAACTCTCACTGCACTTGCTGCATCCTTTACTTTATCCTTTACAGATTTTGGTTCTGCACTCTTGACATCTCTTCTATTTGCTCTCTTCAGATCTGCCTTAGACATACGATAGGTTGCTGCCTTTCTAACACCATCCTTAACTTCTGCCTTAGGACCGATTGTTTCGTTTCTCTTGACAATTGCACCACCCTTTTTACCAGCAGGTAAAGACTTTTGACCTGACTCACCAGACTGAGTTTTCTTCTTGAATGTAACTGGTTTTACTAAAGCACCTGCTTTTTGTGCTGGTGTGATAGCAGAACCCTTTGACTTAACAATGGCACCACCTGGTTTCTTCGCTTCTCTTGCTGCTTTCTTTGCAGCTTCCTTAGCATCAATCTCTGCCTTAACTTGCTCGTATGACTTAGCGCCCTTTCTTGCTTTCTTTGCTGCTCTTGCTTCAGTCAATAAAGCAGATTGCTCATCAATATAATCTCCAAATCCCTCAATAATACAATCCAAATCAAAACCTTCCTCAAGGAGTTCCTCAATGATTTCTTGAGTGAAATCATTAACTTCTTCCTGAGAAAGGTCTTCAAAAATAATTTGATTTTCTTCTACTACCTCTTCTTCTTTCAAGTAGATAGATTGATATGCGGACGCAATTTCCCTGAGATCCATTTTGTGGCAATTTTGACGTTATCTTTATTTATAACTTTCCGCCAACAACTCCACTATTCACAACACGAGATTGTTCAACATCCCAACCATCTTGCCTGCCTTTAAGGTAGAACCGTGTCATATCAATGCACATTTGTCTGTCCAATGATGTGACTAATTTTTCACCATCCTTTAAAGTACTCATCCACAAACCATACTTTTCTTCGACGTAAAAGCAATCATCGATGTATACGATATCAGAGTTCATATGCTGCCCATTGGTTATCAGTGTAGATTGCAACCGTGCCAGGCGGTGCATCTGCTGGAGAGTCTACAATTGGTGCTCCATCTTCATTAGTTTGATCACGAACGAAACCAAAAGGTCCAACATTACCTTTTTCTTCTGCTCGTTTCATCATGACGACACCAGCAAGAGATTCCATAATTTTAAGAATGTCTTCTGCCTTGGATCCTTCTCCTAGTTGCTTAGCAATGTAAAAATACTTGTCGAAGAACTCATCACTATACTTTTCGTAGTCATCAACTGTAATAGGTTTATTCTTCATTGAGGGCCTCTTCAATCTTTTCATCAAGTTGTACAATTACAGAACGAATATCTTTAGTTCGTTCTGAAGGATATTCGTAACTATCTTGTGCTGTGGAACGAAACAGTTGCTCACGAACTGCAGCAGCTGCACGTAGTTCCAGTTCTACTGTGACTTTCATTTGCCAACTCCATAGTCGCCGCCTTCTTCGGCATGTTTACGTTCAGTCTCGTGTAACACTTTCAGTGCTTCAAGAACCTCAGGGGTTTCATCCCACTCAAAGGTATCGCCGGATTTAGTTGTATAAGTTCGTTTAGTCATCGATCATCAGAAGCACGGTTTTCAGAATAATAGGCATCAAAGGTACCAGCAGGATAACGCTTAGATAGTTTCTTAATGTTCTGATCAATGACATCAACCAGAGGAACTTCAAGTGCCATACATGCTTGAGCAACATACCACATCAGATCACCAAGTTCAATGATCATGTGTTCTTTATTATCTTCATTAAATGGTTTGCCTTGGAATACCATCTTTTTGACAATCTCAAGGAACTCACCACCTTCAGCATTAATGCCAATACCAGCAGTCATCAAGCGTTCAATGTTAGCACCTTTCTCATCCAGTTCAACCAGACGATCAGAAAGGGCAACGAAATCAGTTGATGCTTCAGAAGTCACTTCATTGACGAACTTCTGGTAGTTATTGAAATCGATAGTTTTGGTCATAATTAGAATTTCAGTGCTGCGAATTTTTTAACAAGTTTGTCTCCGTCTTCCCCATTATACTCTTCTTCCTGTCCGCTGTCAAGAATGTTCTCTTGGGCGGACTGTTCACAATCATACAATCTCATCTTGGCACGGTCAATACCAACTACAAATCTCTTATTAACTGACAAATCATTATAACGATTCTTCAGTTGCTTCACCATAATTTGTCCCAACTCCTCAAGCTCATCTGTAGAAATAAGGGCAAACATAAGATCAGCAGTAGCAGGGAGACCAAAGGACTCACTAGTATCAGTAAGCTCAACATCAGAGCTACCATAACCAGAACGAGTGGTCTGCGTGGCAGAAATGATAGGGACGTTTGCTTCGACAGCCAGTCCTCTAAGTTCTTCAGCAATACTTTTGACAATAGTATATGAATTGACAGCACCGCCTCCGCGATACCTAGAGGAAGCACATATATTAAGGTAATCAATAAAAATAATATCAGGTCTAAATGACTTCTTAAGTGCAAGTTCATTAAGAAGTGCTTTAAAGTGTCCACTATGAGCGGTAGCAGTTGGGTATTCTTTAATTATAAGAGACCCTTGCGTTTTTTGTGAAATGTTAGCAACCTTTGACTCAAACATCTGACGTGGCAGGTTTGCAATCTCTTGGATGTTAACGTTCAGAAGATTTGCGTCAATACGTTCCGCAATCTTTTCTTCTGCCATCTCACATGTGATATACAAAACATTTTTATTTTGTAACAAGCAAGAAGCGGCAACATGACACATAAACAGAGACTTACCCACACCAGTACCTGCAAGAGCAATGTTGAGAGACTTATTACAAAGTCCACCTTTTGTGATCTTGTTGAAGAAGTCCAGGTCGAATGGAATCTTTTCCTCAGTCTGATGGTAGAAGTCGTATCGTTCTTCATAGTCATTCAGATAATCGTGTCCAATATGATTATCAAATGAAACTGCAAGTGCATCAGAAAGAATAGATGGAATAGCATCTGGGCCTTTTTTCTGCTCCTCACCACCATCTGCAATAGAGATTGACTCTACCAATGCCAGATAGATAGCACGATCTCGGCACCACTTCTCCGCAGTATCAAGCAACCACTGCTTATCATTTGGATCATTCTGAAGATTAACAATAGATTCATGTGCCTGCTTATAAACTTCATCACTCAAATCAGTTCTCTTCTCAATCTCAATTAGAAGAGCAGCAGTTGTGGGAAGACTATTATATTTGATCATGAACTTTGAGATCTCCTCAAAGATGATCTTCTCATGATAATTTTCAAAATATTCTGTTCTAACAAATGGAAGCACTTTGCGGGAAAAGTCTTCATTGAAGATCAGATTTTGAATGATTGTAGATTCAATCTTTTCCATTACTTATAATGTAGATATGTGCTCAGAATGTATTTGGGACATTCTTTCACTGATTCTCCCCGATGAGGAAATAACCACAGAGGTGGGAAGACGACCAGTTTACCCCTTTCGGGTTTAATTGTCAATCCTTCAAAGACAGTATTACCGCCATGAGGAACATCATTAAGATACCACATGAAAGACAAAAATCTCTTTGCAGATGCATGATCTTGTACATCTACATGAGTATCAAACATATCTTCCCCGTCTGGTTCATACCTCTTGATGCGAAAATGCTCAAAGGCATGTGATTCAGGGAAGACACGTTTGTCTGTGAATTCATAATAATCATTACGATACTGAAGAGTTTTTTGTATCAAAAGATTATGTATGTCTGTATAATCTGCAGAGTTCGCTGTCAGATTAAACTGAGTGAACGAAGGTTTCTTTTGTTGGTCAAGTCGTTCATGCTTATCTGAATTATCATCAAAGATTTTAATGAGTGTCTCGCAAGTTTCTTTGTCTAGAATATCATCATAAACACGAACGAACTCATTAAGGAGAACCATAAGAGAACTCACCTCTGGCAATTACATCCAGTTTCTCCATCACTTCTGGAGTGAAATATGTCTCTGGATCTTTGTAGATCGCTTTAGCGTAAACTTTCTTACCGTCTATCTCATAGCGTCCGGCAACGTTCTTCCAAAGTCCGCCAATCTCACCGAGTTCAAGAAGACCGTAATATCGATCAAGACCACGCTCATCGTAATACAGACGCACCGTAACATCCTTGTTCTCCTTACTTAAACGCGACTTAGCAGTCTTAGCTTTGATAAGATTGCCGACCACTTCTGTTCCATCCTTTTCTTTTTTCTTGCCGAGATGAATGATTGTAGACGCTGCATATTTGAGTCCACTGCCTCCTCCCATTTCTTTTGTAGGTACATAAGCTCCGATAACATCATAAGTGTGGTTGGTGACAATCATGGGGATGTTTGCTTGACCCAACTTAAGAGTAAGCATCCTAAACGCACCTTTGATAAGTTGGGATTTAGTCATATCCCGAACTTGCTTGTCGTTGAGTGCGTCAGTAATCTCTTTCTCAGTAGAAAGCATTCCTAAGGAGTCTAACACGAACATACAGGGTTTGCGATCTTCTGTGTTCTTTTTCAAATACATGTCCACTGCCTTGAGGGCCTTGCTACGGAACTCTTCGACAGTGACGACATTCACCACAACAACACGTTCCAAATCTAAACCACGACTCGCAAGAAGAGATTTATTAATTGCTGCTTCAGTGTCAAAGTACAGACAGTAACCGTCAGGATTACTATCCAGAAAATTCTTAACAACGGCGAGACTAAAGAAAGTCTTGCCAGTAGAAGACTCCCCAGCAATGGCAGTAATCTTATTCCCAGATACACCACCAAAAATACTACCTGATACAAGTCCGTTAAAAATGTACGAACCCGTGTCCACAAACTGTTCAGTATCGTCGATGTCTGCGGCGAGTTGGGTATATTCATCACCTATTTCTTTTACAATATCTTTAAGAAAATCCATAATTATATTTTAATTAAAGTACAAATCCAAATTGTTCACGAGCAAGTTCTTTATATGAAGTAGGATGCTCTTCCTTCAGGTCTTTGATGTTTTTCATCTTCTGATAAAGTGCAGCATCACCACCCAATCGCAGTGCGCTTACAATAGTATTCAGTTCTTTGTCGTTGATAGGCAGTTCCATTAATGTTCCGTAAAAAGTTTTACACCCAGAGTTTTTATCATTATACCAATTAAGTGAAGAAACTGTCAAGACTGACTTTCTTCTCCACAGACCAACCGATGGCATCCAGAATCACTTTAAGTGGATCCAAGAATGCCTTATTAAATTGCATTTCGTAATCGACGAATCGAGTAAGATCAAGTTCCTTAGGAAAGTCTTGAATAAAAGATATCACATTTTCTCTGGTTGGGTTTGGGTTCTTTAAGTAACAGAATTTAATCTTCTCCCCGTTGTTAATCAGGGCATACTTCTTTTCCAAACCACGCTCTTTTATATAGAAGTTATAAAGAAGTGATCCCCTTACATGCATTGGTGTACCCTTTGCATAAATCGTATTCGAACCTTTATACTTATCGACAGAAGAAACTGAGCGGGGGAACGCTACCTCTTCTGGTGGTAACTTCTGAAAATCCTTACGAGAGTCTTCAATGAACTTAATGACTTCATCCTCAGTGCCACTCATGACCAGTTTCAGACCATCCTTAATCATCTGGCGACAAGGTGCCGGGGTAGATGACTTGACTGCCTCAATGCCCATGATCTTGAGTTTAGGTTCTGCGTAACGCACACCCTCACTGTCCCAGACGTTCAGGATGTATCGCTTCTTCGCAGTCCAGATGCCACGATCTGCGATGTTCTCTCGCTTCATCTGCATCTTCTGGTCATAGGCGTTTACGTAGTCGGCCAACGCTTGATAAGAACTCTCAATATAAGGCTCAAATTCCACTTCACAGACCTTGTTAAGGAAATCGACAATGACCTCAGGAGTTTTCTCTCGGTCTTTGAATACCCAATCAACAAAAGGGCCCAAATTAAGATAAATGGAATCAGTATCTGAAGCAATAACATAATCTACATTCTCAGTTTTAAGAATTTTATTCAATCGTTTGTTCATACGATTCTCAATCCAGCGGATAGATACCTGACCGGACAGAGTGATCGCCTCTGCATTTGCTAGTTTGAAATACCTGAAGTATTGATTACCAATAGCACCATAAGCAGAGTTAAGAGAAATCTTTTTCGCCATTTGAATGTTGTTACATCTGGCGATCTCCTTTTCAAGTGCTTTAGTAGGAGTCTTCTCATACTGCTGCTTGGCAGCGAGCATTTTCTTTTTGAAGATAACTCGGTCACCATACATCTTCTCCATCAACTCAGGTAAAAACCCTTTGACATCCTTGCGATACATTGCACCATTGGCACAGACCGCATAGTCCTTATACATCTCGAACGTTAGTTCTTCATTAAGTATTTTATTAACTGTTGTTGTTGGGTGCCTGGTGTCCTGTAATGTCTCTGGTGAGATATTGTATTGCATAATAAGATGAGGATACAGAGAGTTAAGGTCAAAAGAGACCACCCAATCATACTTTCCTGGAATCGGTTCCTTGACATAAGCGCCTGCGTACTGAGAGTCTTTCTCAGATCTCTCCTTTGGAGGGATGACAATGTTTTTCCTCTTTAAGTAGTTATAGATAATCGCATCCCAAGTTCGTACCTGAAAGAATACATCGTTATAATTTACCTTGGCGTCATATGCCATAGTCAATGCCAACTCAATCAGTTTCATCTTGTCTTCCAGACGGTCAACAAGTTCCACGTCAATGATGTTGTATTCGATGAACTTCTGCCAGTTTCCTGTATAGAAGTCCTTAAAGGTATCAAACTCAGAGTGGTCTAACTTACGTTGACCCAGTTCCACAAATGCAATGTGATCCAAACGATACGACTCTTGATTAGTATAGGTAAACTTCTTATACAAGTCAAGGTAGTCAATCACACTGATACCTGCCAACTCACAGGTAATCTGTGGGCGACCATGCATCTGAATCTCACGTTGACGAACATTACCCCAAGGAGAAAGTTTCCTAACAACCTTCTCACCCATCAAACGCTCAATGCGTCTTACGATGTATGGGATATCATACAGTTCACAGTTCCACCCTGTGATGACATCAGGGGAGACCTGTTGCCACCATTCTAGGAAGCGATCGATAAGGTTATACTCATCCTCACACAAGACAAAGGTAACATCCTTGCGTGTGTTGTTAAATGGTCGAGAAGCAAAGCAGGTGATATGTTTGGTGGCGGCATCCTGCAATGTGATGGCAAGAAGTTCCTCCGCAACATTGTGAATGTCAGGGAAACCTTCCTCAGCAGCAACCTCAATGTCAATCGTGTAGAGTCCAATCTTGGAGATATCAAACTTGATTTCATCCTCAGGATACTTGTCAGAAATATACTGAGCAACATACCGGTCATTACCATAAATGGCAAATCCCTGAACGTCCTTGTATTTCTCTACAAACTCCTTACAGTCTGAAATCTTACCGGGTTTGATTGGTTCTACATTCTCACCATCGAGTGTCTTCCACTTAGACTCTTTCTTTGATGGAACATAAAAGGTTGGAGCAAACGGTTCCCTGTAAGAGAATTGCTTGCCATTCTCATATCCACGTACCAGCATTTCATTGAACCGCTGGTAGACATTAGTATAGAATCTCATTTAGTCAGGGACTCGTAATCATCAAGTAATTTTTTGTTGGGGTCAACCATTGTGAGTATCTTATCAGAACTCATCATGACAAACTCATCGTCTGTCACATCAATTAACCAAGGCGAGAGTTCTCCATTCTCAAGTAAGTGAGGTTTGGTCAGTTTACAATCGGGCATACCGATCTCTGCAGCAACCTCCTCGATATTACTCACTAAAAGTAACTTGTTCGTTAAGACTAGAACTTGTACTATCGGTGGATCCGGTTCCAGACTCTCCGGCATCGAGTCTGATGGTAGCATCATCTCGTCCGTTGCTTTCGTAACCTCTTCCATTTTCTCTCCTTGTATATGAATCTAAAATTGAATCCAGTGGATCAGTAATACAAACCACCCAATCCTTATTTACAAAAAAATCTGTGTCCTTTGAAAGAGACATCCATTTACGAAATACTACATGATACTTTGGTGTTGCATCTTCTGTTAGCAATTCAGGAGTTTTGATTTGTACAGTGTGCGGATCTGTAAACAGATACTGCACCAGATTATCGTCAGAGTCACGAAACTCTTTAATATCTGCAATTACTTCTTCATTAGACTTCAATAGTGCTAGTTGTACGCTCATAATCAGTGCTTACCTCCTATACATTATACCACAAAAAAATGGGGGTAGCAACTGGATTTTGCCAGTTGCCCCCCAGCGGCGACGATATGCTCTATTTATAATCTATGCTCAACTGTTTCTGTTTAAAGATAGTCTTTACGTTGATGGTGTTCTGGAACAACCTTACCTAAGGTAATTACTAGAAGCCCATCCTCAAACTCAACTGATCTAACTTCCGTTTCGTCACTGAGTGTCCATGATCGTGTGAAAGATCTTTGAGCCACTCCTCTGTGGACATAATTTGTTTCAGATTCTTTGTCTTCTTTTTTTCCATCGACAAAGAGTTTACCGTCTTGTGTGTAGACATTAACTTCTTCTTTTTTAAATCCTGCTAGTGCTAATTCAAGTCTCGACTCTACGTTACTAACTTGAACTAAGTTGTATGGTGGATAATTAGTTGTTGTTTCGTGCTGGTTAAACAACCTAGTAAAGTATTCATCCATACCAATACTATGCTTATTTATGCGGTCAATCAAGGCAGGCAGATCCGCAGCGTGATATCGGGTGACTTCTTCCATGGTTTTAGCTCCTTTAAAAGCGAGTTTGTGTTTTGTGTACCCTTTCGGCGTACATCATTATTTAACCACAAAGCATAAAAAAAGGGAACCGTAGTTCCCCTACTTTTTTATTCGGTTGCTTCTACTTTTTTCTTCTTCCCGATGTTGTATTTGGTCTCAAGTATCCACTCATTCTTCTCTTTATATGCTAACACCTTGATTTGATTCAAGGGTGCAATATCTGTAACTTTCTCTGGTTCAATTACAGTAACCAGACCCCAATCACAAAGCAGTTGAATAATTCTGTTACGTCTCTGAACATCATTCACTGTCAGGTTGGCGTGCTTACCATCCAAGGCAAACAGTTCCTTAAAGTGTACGATGTAATACCGTCCCTGCTTGTGCAGGATATGACATGACTGGTAGATTTTTTTCTCTTTACGAGATGCGACTCCAATTCTCGTCAGAGTTTCACGTACCTTTAGAAAGTCGTCGGGTTCATTCAAGGTAACTTCAATCATTTGGTCGGCAGACCAACGAACTTCAGGTTCAGTAATCATCTTTTTCCTCCAGTCTCAAATTTAGATTTAATGAATAACAATTGTTCTTTGGTTAGGATGCTCAGAGCCTGTTTTGCTTTTTCGTTATTATATCCATAATAACGTTTTACATAATCTAAATCTCTGATCTCGTCCTTGCGGAGCCAGGGAGAGAATCTCTTCCGTTTCCTCACACTATTTAGATAAAATGAATATTGAAGTTTTGGATCCAGATGTGAATTCAAATTCATTTCATTAGCAAATAGAACCGTATCTAAATGACCAGACATGCAGCGATTTACAATATACGCTGGAAATTTTGCTGAAGGATCTTCCTCAAGAAGATTCTTCTTATTCATATTAATCGAGTTCAACCAATCTTTTAGTTCCAATGTCGAATCACTCCGCTAATAATAAAAATGTTAGTAACCATGTAAGACACAAAAATAACGGTGCGTATGCTAGCAACGTAATTGTCATAAGGAGCTGTTTTGTCGTCACTGAAACTTCCCAATGCATACTTCCATATTCTCCATATCCTCAACGAATAATTTGAATGTCGTCGTCTTCTGTCCATAGTTCAACCTTATCTCTAAATCTTCCTTCTGCCTTGAGTTTCTCATATCTCTTAGTTGCCTTTTTCTTCCACCAAGCAATAATATTCTCAAGGTAAAACTTATCAAAGTTTTGTCCAGGAATTAATTTATCTTGCTCTCCAAGAATCACTTCACGGACATTTGAATATCCATAGTCTGAGATGTAGAAACGTTTCTTTTGTGTGAGACCAAAAGCAGTTTTAATAACATCATTAAAGTGAATCAACTTGTCTTGGTCTTGAAGAGAGTTTTTAATGATAGAGATCATCTTTGTCTGTCTCTTCATCTTTTTAGAAGATGCTTTGTTGTCAGTCAAAGGTGTATTATCATTCAGTCTTGTAAACTCATTGTGGAGTTTATGAAACTGTTTGTCATGCATCAGAGGAAGGAATTTACTCTCAGTTAGTCCTTTATACCTCATGAATGGTTTAAGACCATCATACTGTGAGGCACTGGTAGCAGACCCGTAGAGAGACGTTGTTTCAAACAGAGCAATGTCCTTCTCGAATACTTCATTCAAGGTCTCACGGGCAAAATGGGAGCAACACAGCAATGCTAGAAGTTTGCCACCAAGATAGTTATATCCAAATGGTTGAGATGGAACAATGACAAATCCCATAGCAGCATGTCTATTAAAGATAGACAGATCTGGTTGATGCCCCAACCACAGATTCCTAGGTTTAGAATTAATTGTTGGAGATCCAAATCGGATAAACCCCAACACTTTCTTTGTATTTTTCTCAAAGATCATCCAACGCAGTTCCCTTCCAGGGATGTTAGATTCATTATTATGAGAAGAAACTGCTCTCAAAAGATTGACATAATGTTCCTGAGGAACGCCGCCCTGAAAGCGGTTACCTACAAACTTAATGTCAAATTCCATATCTTGAGGATGAATATCTTCATTAAAGAACTCATCCTCAAGAGACACCAAAGATGATGAAGAAGAGATAACTTCTTTCTTCACAAACCTTAGGTAGTCTTCAATATTAGTAAAGTGGGAGAAATAGTTAATAAACTCATCTGCTGCCCACTGTGCAACTTCTTCAGATACAATCATAGAATCAATTTTTTATCGGGGGTAGTAATTCCGCCAAACATCTCACAATACTTGTTTTTCACAGAAGGGTCAAGTGATGCGATATAAACAATGAATTGCTTTGAAACTGTAATCTCAGGTTCCTGCTTGTCAACTACAGAGGCCCAAGGAATAAATCCAACACTCTGTTGTTGAGGAATACAAACCAATCCATTTCTTACGGTGATGGTATCATCAGATTCTTCAACGATTTCTGCAACTACCTCTTCACCAGTGCTAATACGTAATAGTTTTACATTCATTTGATTATAAACTCCAAAAGGGTGGTCATTCTATTAAAACTTTGGGACATTTCTCTATATCCAGACCCAACATAAATTTGTCCAAGGACAACGGAAACCGTAGCGATTCCCCAAAAAATATAATAATGTTTTGATTTCATTTGATGATTCTTGTTTTTCATAATGTTAAACTGTTAATCACTAAAGGGAATAAGCGGTGTTCTGCCTGTTGGACTCTATTGGTGAGTGTTTCGATAGTGTCCTTTGGGCAGATGGGAACCACAGACTGCTCTATTATTGTACCAGAATCTAGTTCTTCTGTCACGTAGTGAACCGTACATCCAGTAATTTTATCTCCACTTTCCAATGCCTGCTGGATGGCATTCAGTCCTTTATATTTGGGAAGGAGTGATGGGTGAATATTAATGATATTCTTAAATGATGAAATAACTTTTGGTTTTAAAATCCTCATCCAGCCAGCAAGAACAACTAAATCTACCTTGTATCTTTTTAGAATAGAAATAATCTTATCTTCTTCTGTTGATTTGCATCTTACATATGGA